AATACTAATGGTAATATATCTTCTGATAATTTAATTAACTCAGGAGAAGACCGTAGAGCTAAAGCTAGATCACTACTTAAAAGTATAAGTGATAATGGACAGTTCTTTACTTTAGTATGTAAGTTTGAAACCTACAACAACTGTTTGATAAGCTCATTAAGCTTCCCCACTACACCGGAGACTTCATCTCAGTTAGTTTTCAGTTTAGATATACAAGTAGCAAGGTCTACGACAGTTTCTACAGTAACCCTCACCAAAGTAGCAGCCAGTATCTCAGACGATGTTGCTGGTGCTAATAACACAGGTAATAATAATAAGAGACCTGATAGTTCTTCAGTGATATTTGATGGGGTTAGTTTTGGAGCTGAAACTTTTGGTTTCGATTTAGGAGTTAATTAATAATATGCCATACTACTTACCCCATGTTGGGGCAACACCAGATGAAATATTTACTACAGCATTAGAAGGTGTTAAATACCAGATACGGCTTAGATGGAATACTAGAGATGAAGCTTGGTATATCTACATAGGTTATGAAGGTATCGAACCAAAGTTTACCTCTAAGTTCTGTGCAGGTATGAATGTACTTAGAGGTTATCAAGCTACAGAAGGTGTCCCTGAAGGTGCTATTATCCTTGCAGATTCGGAAGCCATCTATGGAAGACCTAGCAGAAATGATACAGGAATTGATAAAAGGTTTAAAATCTTATATCTAACCAAAGAAGAATATGAGGGGGTTTTCTGAGTTTTAAAAGGAAGTATGAGTTAACCATTGGAAGACCTTTGATAGTAAGTGATACAAACAGGGAGTTTGAAGGTTCAGGTGTCTATAATAAACTTTATAAACAATCTGGAGTTATAGCAGATGGAGCTTTTATACAGAAGGTTGATCTTGATGATTACTTAGATCCTTTTGTAAACCAAGGAATGATATTCACTAATAATCAAATAACCTTCAATATAACTAAGTCAACTAAACCCCCTAACAAAGGTACCATAACAGTCTTCAACCTCTCAAAGAAAGCTTCAAACTACTTAGCAGAGAATCAAGCTAACAACATAGTTGTAATGCTCAAAGCTGGTTATGAAGATACCAACCTAGAAACTATCTTCAAAGGTGCTTTAACATTCTTCGAAGAAGACTTCACATCAGAGACTAAGCAAACTAAACTACAGTTAACTGATGGAGGTGTTAATATGAAAGAAGGTAACACACTTAGAGCATGGCCTGTAGGGACTCCTGTAGACTCGATAGTAGACTCTTTACTAGATGATATAGGCTTACCTAAGGCGCAAGGTGGTATAGCTAAACTGGGCGCTGATGTCGTTACAGAGTCACCTACATACCTCTCAGGTTCTATTATGAGAGGTATACAAAGGTTAGCAGAAGAGTATAAGTTTGTATTCTCTATACAAGATGGTGCTTCTTATTGGATGCCACCAGAGGCTAGGTCTGAGATTACAGTGTTTAACCTTAACTCTGAAACAGGTTTAAAAGGATCTCCTCAACCAATAAATAAGTCAGCTACAAGTAAGCAAGGGGATACCAAACTAAGACAGACTAGCTTAAGAGCTACAACTTTGCTTAATGGTGTTATCAACCCAGAGACCACTGTTTATGTGAAATCTGTAGCTTACGACACAGCAGTTAAAGTTACTAAAGTAACACACAAAGGTTCCTTTGAAGGTGGTAACTGGGAGACAACAATGGAAGGTGATATTGTAGATGCAGTAGTAAACCCTACAATAACCTTTGGAGGTAACCGATGAACTTTGATTCATTTCCAGATGCTGTTAGTAAGGTTGTTATGAATATCCTTAAGAACGAAGTACATACCATTAAACCTGCCAAGATCCTCACAGTTAACTATAAGAATGCAACCGCCCTAATAAAACCTCTTACTAAGACTAAATTTGCAGATGGTAGACAACAAGAAGAACCTGAAGCTATGGAGGTACCACTATTTATTCTTAACGGTAATGAGGGTAAAGCTAAGATCACTATGCCAGTTAAACCTAATGATCTTTGTTTCTTGCTATACAGTGACAGGGACTTCGGAGGCTTCTTAAGGAGTGATGGTAAATCTGTAGCAGACAGTCACGATAGGACACCCTTTGGAAGGAACCCTATAGGCGCTTTAGTTGGTTTATTCACACAAGCCACACCTGTAGAGATTGATCCTGAGAATATCATTATTAAGAATGAAAGTACAACTTTAAAGATAACACCTAAAGGTGAGACTATCTTAGAAGGCAACTTGACTGTTAACGGTACTATAAAAGCCACACAAACAATCAGTAGTGATGTAGATGTTACAGCGGGACTTACTAACATTTCTTTATTAACACATAAACATGGTGGTGTTACAAGTGGAAGTTCCTCTACATTACCACCTAACCCTACTTAACAAGAGGTAACCGATGAGTGACTTCGATGTACTCTTAGATGAGACAACAAATGATTACATATATGAAAATGGTACCTTCAAACTTACAAGTAATAGGCATGAACTAACTAGACAGAAGCTATCCATAAGGTTATCAACATTCTTAACAGAATGGAAGTTTAATCAGTTACTGGGAATGCCATATAGGCAAGAGATCTTTAAGAAGAATATAACTAAAGATTTGATTGATTCACTTATAATTACACAGATAAACTTAGAAGATTACGTTGAAAACATCTTAGAGTTCAACTCCGTACTTGAAGGGAGGACTAGATCATACTCTTGTGAGTTCAAGGTTAGCGTTAACCAAGAGGTTATTACAAATACAACCACAACCTCCACTGAAAATCAATGGGCATATCCCCCAGAGACTGATGATACCAATACTTGGATGTATGTAACATTCAGCACACCTTTATAGGAGGTAACTTGTACGGAATGACAGTAAACGGTTTTATAAAACCAACACTAAACGATATTATAGAAGAAAAGAAATTAGCGTATATAACTCGTTACGGCACAACTTTTAAGTTTGACGACACTAACACTATATGGCAAGACTCTTTGATAGAAGCTGAGAGAGAATACCAAGTTTGGTTACAGTTAGATATGATATACAGTAGTAGGACACTTAACGGCGCAGAGGGTACTTATTTAGATGATGCACTAGGCCTGCAAGGAGTATTCAGAGGTGTGCCCAAGTCAGGTTCAGGTTATGCAGTGATTAACTCTAGTAGTAGTGTACTTAATACTGCAACGTTAACTACCTCAAGTACCTTCACTAATAGGAACGGAGTACTTTACAGGCCTGACACACCTTCAGATTTCAATAATCTATCTGAGGGTATTTTAATGAAGGCTTCTGACTTTTCAACCACACCAACGACTTACTCTTTTACTATAGTTTCTGATGGTGTAAACCAGACCACAGTAGCTACTGGGGTAACTAATACTAATGTTACAACCTTATTCAGCTATATAAGTACACTAGTAGCTACCTTTTCAGGCAACAACATTGGTACGGATATCTTTATAGATGATGTAGGTACTTTAGACGAGACATTACGCATAGGTTATAGTACAGATGGCTTACCTATAGGCATAACCGAACCTGTGCCAATGTATTCATCACCTGAGGTAGGACAGAAAGCTTCAGCCTTTTTTGTTATATCAACACAAACAGGTAGTTACAATACAGGTGTTGGTGATATCGTGTCTGTTAACCCAGCTAATAGTGGTTATGTAAGTATCACTAACGTTAAAGAGTTCTATAGTGGTTCTGGGACAGAGACTGACACGCAGTATAGGTTAAAGTATCAACAGGAGATAAATAGAGCCAACGCTAGCTCTTATCCAGCAGTATTCAACAAAGTAAGTAATGTAGAAGGTGTTAACTCGGTTAAGATTTATGATAACCCTACACTAACACCTAGAACTGCCCCTGACGTTGAAGCTATGGCTTTTAAAGTATTACTCAACGGAGGTGCTACAGCAGATATAGCACAAGCCATAGCAGATAGTAAACCTATCAACACTAGGACAGATGGTGCTATAACTTACAACGTAACAACACCGGATAATCAAACAGAAGCTATAAAGTTTACTAGAGCCGCTGTTAGTGATATTGACATCCTAGTTAGCTACACACCATCTTCTGGTTTTCCTTTAACAGCTACTGAGAAACTAGCTATAACAGCTTCTATAGTAGAAGTTGGAGGTACTTTAGATATTGGAACTACAGTGTATAACGCTCAAGTAGTTGCAGCAGTGTTCTCTACAATACCTTTCTCATTCTTCACTAACTTGGTTGTATACATTGAAGGTAGTGTTACTAATTATGTACCCCCTTATGATGAGATACCTAACATAGTTGATACTAATATAACTTTTGCAGTTATCTAAGGAGTTTACTATGACTGTAAATGTAAATCATATCCAAAAAGATCCAGACTTTGTTAGTAAAGCTATAAAGACTCACCTAGAGCAGTTCAAGAAATCACCTATAAGATTAGGAATAACTACGATAGAAGCTTCTAGGTGGAAAATTGTAGATGATGTAGCTGTAGATCTTGCCACAGGCTGGCTTATTGAGAATGCGGTAGGTACTACACTAGATGAAATAGGTAAACTATACAATGTCTATAGGGGTACCGATAATGACGATACCTTCAGAGCTGTAATTTTAATAAGAGCTTATAGTGTTAAGAACGATGGGACTAGGGCTGTACTCTTAGATATACTAGAAAGATCTTTCCAGCGAGACGTATTCTTCTTACTAGGAGAGCCTAAGATTGTAGGAACTTACCTAGATTTCACAGGGCTAGATACTAACACTGTTCTAAGAGAATTGCAAAGGTTGTTACCTTTAGTTACCATCTCAAAGGTGTATGATACAACAGGAAGTCAAAGTCTCATACTATTAATAGACCCTTTAGATGTCAACTCACCACAAGTAGGTAATTTACAAGATCCCTTAGCAACTAACCCAACAACAGATGGGATATTGTGTGACAGGGTTACTTAAACAAATAAAAGAGAGGTTAAATGGCAGCACCAATAGACGTACCAGTAATAATAGCAACAGCAGATATCACACTAGGTACTGGATCAGCTAATAAAAAGGTACCAGAATCGACAGTACTAATTAATGGGTACGGTGCAGAAGCCTTACCTTTGAATGATATAAATTATATCTTTAATAATCATGGCCTTTGGATAAAGTATATTAAAGATGAGGTTATACCCTCTATAGATGTAACTAATTGGAACGACACATCTGACTTACTTGCAACTGCATCCAGTATAACACCTACGGGAACACACCCTTCAGACTTGCAGAACTTTCAAGCTATTGTAGAGCAGGGTGCAGGGAGATCGGTGAAGACTATTAATAATGGTACTTCTGGTGTAAATATAAAAGTAACTTACCCTAATGATCAAGAGGCACCTCAGAGTTACTATGATGGACTTACTCTGGTAGTTGATGCGGGTGGTAACTTCAGTGGAGGTACTAACTGTACTTTAGAGTTAGACTCGCTAGGAGCTAAAAACCTATACTCAAAGTATTGTTCTG